GGAGCCGGGCCCGAGACGCCGGAAGATGTTCAGGAAGAACCAGAAGTCGAACCGTTATTAGGTACGGATATTGAAATTTAACGAGGATGCCGGAGCCGAACTCCGGCTAGATCACTGAAAAACGCAAAATCTCAGAAGCCCCCGTGTCGCGTTCAATATTTGGAGCATCGTAACGAGTTAGCTCCGCGTTCGGTGCTCACGAATGAGTCTTTAAAACCGAACTTGAGTAACGACTGGGTAAATATTACACGATGTTTCAGAAAAGCGAAAGGGCCCAAAGGCCCTTTCATCCCCGCTTACGCGAGGAACTGTACGTAGTAGTGTCGCAAATTGAACAGCTACCCGGATCATCCCCGCTGACGCGGGGAACTTATCGATAGGCAGTCTCGATCAACTAGCCGCCTAACGGTTCTAGAACAGTGTCAGAATAGCACAAAAACAAAAAGGTCGATACTTTTATAATTTTCCTAATTATGTATTGACACAATACATAATTAGGGATAGAATACAAACATACTCATTAAGGAGATTGCAAATGACAAACGACAAATATTTAAACGACGAAACACCGTTAGTAGTTTTGAAAATGTTTGGGAAATTTATCGCTAAAGAAAAACCCGAGCTGCTTGATGCACTTCGCTCCTGCCTTGGGAAAACTGCATTCACTCCTGTTAATAAAGAAGATCGACCGAAATTAAGAGAAGCGTTTCAGGAATTTTTGCCCTATCAGCGCAAACTTCTAGAAGAAGACAGCGCAATTCTGTCTGAAACCGTAAAAAATTATTTTTTCGATGAAGAAAAACAAGCCGAACCAGTTGAAGAAGAAACGTCTGCTGAACCAAAAATTGAAATGAATTTCGGTAAATACGACGAATCAAAAATCTGGGAACTTGGAAAACTTTGGGAAAAAGGAGACAAAATCCGTTTCTATTTTAAATTCGAGGACGTTCAGAGAATGCTCGACATCACAGTTTCTTCATATGGTAGGAACGGCATGAGTCACAATGATGTTAGAAAAAACGAAATGGCGTTTGGGTCAAGTTATTTTGATGCGGTAAAGGGGAGATTTGTTTTTGGTTCAGCTGACGGAATGCCCGCAGCATACGATCTCGAACAATTTTGCAGAAAGTGAAACTAATGGCAGAGAAAAAAACAGTCGGCGCCCCTCGAAAAACTCCTGACGGGGGGCAACGGGTAACGTTCTATCTACCGAGGGACGTTACCGCATGGATTAGAGAAAATGGCGGGTCGCGCTGGATACGTCAGCAGGCGTACAAAGCGATGGAAAAGAAAGCGATTGAGGAAACTAAAATGAATAAACAAATCGAAAAACTTGTCAGAGAATACAGAGAAAAAAGCGGGATCGCTTTATACCTACACGATAACGGACAACCTGATTACTACCGCGCAATGACGATGTGCGATTTCGCGATGGTCGATTTTGAAGAACAGGCTGGTGAGTTTGTCGCGGTCCTAGTCGATGACGGTAACAAACGAGTAACCATTATCAGCGAAGACCAGCTCGAAGAATTGATCTCTAAACAAACAGAGAACCGGGGCAATTTTTACGAAACGAAAGATGATGCGCTGAAAGACTTGGATTACATGCTCAATAGCGAAAACATCGATAAAGACGCCTATGACGAACTCGTACAAGAACTAAACGAGTTGAAATTCTAATCCACAACGAGAGGCGCGGTGAGCGCCTCTTTTGCTTTATCTACGGCGGCACTTTCGTTCGTCGAAATATTTGCGCTCCATTACCTCGCCCTGTTTGCCGATATTGAATGAATCGATCGGGCGGTGATATCCCATCACCCGGGTCCAAACTTCGCATTTGGTCCTGTCACTGTTTTTGATACCGTATTTCTGTAATTCGTTATCCATTTTTTCCTCCTGTTATTTATCACCGGCGCCGCTATTTCCAGCTAAGTGCTTTTCTACAGTACTCAATAGCTGATCTTGCCTCAAGAAGTAGTCCTCTAGCCTCCTGTTCCAATCTGAGGCATTGAACTGCGTCTCGAGCTGCAGCGGTTTTAGCTCTATTTTCGAGGGCACTGATTCGGTTGCGCATCCGCTCAACACTATTACGAGCATCAGACTCAGCGATACGTAGCTCAGCCAATGCGATCGCCTGATTTTTATATTGCGTTTCATAGTTCTGAACTGTTGCTGTCAGTTGGGAAATTTGAGATCGAGCAGTTTTTAATTGCTCTGAGTTTTGACCTTGATTCAGGCCGAAAAAATAGGCGCCAAGCACAATCAAAGCGCCGGCGCCGTATTTGAAAATTGATAGTGGGTTCACATTAGGTCCACCTCCTCCCTTCTTCGGTTCAACAGGCCCGGAACTGTTTTCATGTCCGGAGTCCCGTCTGGCTTCCGTTTGATCGATCCATCCGGATTGAACTGCTTCTGTTTTGAAAACGATAGAAACCCTTTTTTGGCTTTCTCCAAATCGCCGGCATTCAAATACTGCAGTGTGTGAGATTTGGCCACTGCCGGAACTCCGAGATTAAAAGCCAGGTCCAGCAGCGCGATGTATTGTCCTCGCGTCAACCTGCAGGTTACATAAGGCGCCAAGTCTTCGGCGTGATCTTCTAAATCGTCCCGGAGAAACCTTTCGGCCTGCAGGAGTGAAATAACCTGACCCGGCCTGACGCCTTTTGTGTGCCCGTACCCGATTGTCCAGGTACCGGAGGTGCACTTATAGGCCTTAAGGCTCAACCCTTCCCATTCCTTAACAAAATTTTCAGCAATGATGGGATTCCACTGCGAAAACGGTAATTTTTGCTCTGTCATTTGTTATGCAATCCTTTAAGAGTAGCCATCTCAAGCCTGATCGCTGTCAGTTCATGGCGTATTTCAGCTATTGCCGCCAAGTTATTTGAGTTCTCTGCGACTCGCTTTGTGAGGTTGTCGATTTCAACGCGCTGCGTCTCAGTTTCAGTTTCCAATTCGTTGATCCGCGCTTTTTGAGAGTCGATAGTGAATAGAGCCAGCTGGCTTTCAGTCAGGGCCCCGGCAATGTAAAACGCCGACATCAAAATCAATTTGATCGTTCCGTTTAGGACGCTCCTAGGCGTCACGGTGATTTCACTTTTGTTCGTCATCTTTTTTCCTCCCTTCGTCTTTTGAGGAGTCCAAAAAAATGATCTTGAGTCGTCCGACAAGCAGTCCATACAGGACGTTCATCAGTCTCGTTCCGTAGAAAGAAGCGATCCCGGTAAGTGCCGCAATCCATTCCTCAGGAATGTCCGTGACTTTAAGAAGCAAAAACACTACAACGCCGGCAATAGCCGATGTGGCAACCTCCACGATGTATCGATAGAACATAAATTGCCTTTCACCTTTCACATACGGCATTGCCGCTCCGGCAAGCGCACTGACAAATCCGAGCGCAAATGAAATCAGAGACAATGCCGTCATAAATTCGTCAAACTTCTGCGGGTCTTTCATTCCCGCCTCCCCTTGAGATTATTTGTTTGCCAGAACCTCTTCCTCTACGGGCCATTCGACCTCGTAGGGATATCCGTCCTGTTGATAAACTGCCTGCAGTACTGCAGTCAGCTTTGCTTTTTGTCCTTCATCTAAGTCTTCCCGGGTCTTAACTACCTCGATTCTCTTTTTGATTTCGTCAGACACTTGAGAGGCTTTCCAGTATTTATGAGCCGTTTTTGCGACTGCAGGAGGCTCCGGCCAAACAATGCTTTCCGGGAAAGTTCGAGCCTGTGGAATATCTCGAAGCGCCTGTCGATACTCGAGAACCTGATCGCGTTCCTCGTTTGTGATCGGGCAGTCGTTCACTACGAGATAGTCGGTCATCGTCAGGTAATAGTCTCTCGTAGAACGTGCTGCCGCTTCCTTTTGAGTCTTCTTCTCTGCTTCGGTAGGCTCCGGAATCGCCTCGACTGTCGTGGCGATTTTGTCTCCGTTTTTATCGTTTACTGCCACCTCTCTGAAGTGTTCTGAATCTTTCTTTACATAGTCACTGAGCAGGGATCGGAGCAAGTGGTTGTGGAGCGTTCGGCTCTTATGGGGAATTTCGACGCCTACAAAATCTGCAGCCGATTGTGGAAACGGGATTTCATCCCACCCGGAGTTTTCATCGCCCACCGTTTTAATTTTGTAGAAAAATTTCGGCTTGAGGGCGGGTTTCACCAGCGTACAGCGGGGCGGCATCAAGTACGCCCCGGGACGCTTTGGATTGACCTGCGCAATGTGCGTGTCCTCGAAATATCCGTCCTCATCATAGACAAACACTGTTTTAACTAATTTCTCAACTTTTTTAGACATGCTGACTCCCAAAGAAATCCGGGCATTAACGCCCAAAAGCAAGCGCTATCAAATAACAGACTCTCCCGGACTCGCGCTCAGAGTCCAGGCGTCCGGAGTGAAATCATGGGTTTTTAGGTTTTCCAGAAACGGCCGCGTTACAGATCAGACAATTGGTCACTGGCCTGAAATATCATTACTCCAGGCTCGGGCCATCGTCCGTAAGAAACAGAGGGAGCTCGAGATCGAGCCGACCGGTTCTTTCACAGTTCGCGATGCATTCAAGTTCTGGTGCACAAAAAAGAAGGGCCGGATCCTCAGTTACAGAGACGAAAGGCTCCGGCTGGAGAAATACGTGATCTCAAAAATCGGCTCCCGGCAATTGGATTCGGTTACGCCTCCTATGATCATCAGGCTCATGGAGCCGCTAGAAGAAGAAGGAAAAGCCTCCACAATTAAAAGGCTCCTCATGCGCACCCGGGAGATTTTTGATATGACGGTCAACGCCGGCTATCTCCCCTCAAATCCTCTGTCGAAAATAACTAAAGTATTTCCTGTCCCTTCGGTCACCCACATGCCGGCCGTAGATTGGAAAGAGTTGCCTATCGTTCTCTCACAAATTGAGAGGCTCGCTCCTCAAAAATATAGGGTGCTGTTCTATTTTTCGCTGGCCACCCTGCTGCGTCCAAAAGAAGTCATTTCTATCCGGACAGAATGGATCACCGATGAGGCAATCACAATCCCGGCTGAAAAAATGAAAATGAAGCGGATTCATAGAGTCCCGATGACACCCTACCTCGCTTCCCTGATTGAGGAGGCTAAAAATATGCGGAAAAACAAGCGCAGCCCCTACCTTTTTCCTGCTTCTTATGCCAACAAACCCATCAGCAGCCAGGCCTTAGCCAAGTGGATGCACGAGCAGAGAGAATTTTCCGGACGGCTCGTTCCGCATGGTCTGCGCACAATTGGACGATCTTGGTTTGCAGACCACGAAATACCGTTTGAAATTGCAGAAGCGTCTCTAGCTCATGTTGTAGGTTCGCAGGTTGTCAGGGCTTATCAGCGCGGCGACTATTTCGCAGCACGACAAAAAATAATGCCGAAATGGCATGAATATATTCAGCACTGTGCTCAATGTGCCAAAGTTTTGAACGGGCATTCAGATAACCCGGGGGCTGAAACCGCATAATTTATTCTCTGCTGCTTGTGCCTAGCACCGAATAATCTCAGGCTCCAAATCGCCAAAATTTGGAGCCTGTAGCAACAAAAATTACGTCCCGAATATTCTAGGTACGGTATCGGGCATTAAGTTTCAGAAGGCTGACCCATCCACTGGCGCGTTTGAAGGAGATGGTATCCAGTTTGTCGAGGGTATCAACAACTCGAATCCATCTCAAAATCAAATGTATTCGTGGAGTAGGCCGAATTTTTCAGCAACACGATCAAGCTCGATTTATGGTAATTCTTCAACGGTACATCCTGATTCATTGCGGTTTTTAGCTTTGATACGCTCTCACTAAACATAGGGTGCGGATGGAAGCGGTTTGAACCGTTTCACTCAGTCCATAAATCGGAGAAGAACGGCTCGCTATAAAGTCTGGCCTGCTCCAAGCGTACGATTGCGCCGGATTGGGATTGTCAGTGCTGATCCCTGTATTAAAATCCTCCCCATCCTGGCTAAAACAGCCTGTAGAGGGAGCGGCATTTTTGAATTTAATTCCCGATACGGTTCCGAGAATATTCGGGAATTCTCAGAAACCGCGATTTGCTAGAATGAAAAAACCAAACTCGGTAGAGCATGACGAGAATGGAATTGGGGAGTTGCTGGTTACCTCTCCGATCTGTGCAGAAACCAAGCAAAACGGCTCTCGGATTGCACTCCGGAGCCGCCTTAAAGGATGAGATCATGCTTAGGTTTAAATCTCATGCCTCTAGTATAGCAAAGCGTGGCAAACGATGGTTGCTTAAATTGGTCATCGCGTTGATTCTGCTGATAATATGCTAGGCACTTAGGTAAAGAGCCCCAAGGCGAAAGCTGCGGGGCTCAAGTGTTTCTAACCGAATATTCTCGGTTACTCAAACATCGCAGGATACTTTGATCCGCAAACTACATCAGGTGGAGCTTTTAGCGCAAGTACCCGATGGACATACTCAATTACGAGAGAAGCAGGAAACTCCGGAGGAATCGTAAATATCGATGCATCCGGCTCCAATCCGCTTTATGGAGCTTCGAATACAGTCCAACCCAAAGGGATTTTTGTGCAGTGCCTTATTCGCTACACATAACGGATTAAAGCATATCCTCGAAGGGTCTTAGGCTGTACGGTATCAGAAGAACCAAATATCGTATTGACTTTTGAAGCGTTGAATTTGATACCGTGGTTTCCTTGAATACCGGTAGTTAATGCTTGAATCGTATCGTTAGGGTTTGCTGTTGAAAATGTTCCCGTGGCAGTTTTGAAATCAAAGTAACCGTCAAAGTCACCCTGCATATTCGGGAATCTTCAGATATTTCGATTTGCTAGAATGCGAAAACCAACTCCGGAGGGCATGTCGGGGGCGGAATTGGAGAGTTCTTGGTCATCTCTCTGATCGGAGTAGAAACCATGTAAAACGCCTCACCGATTCACGGTCGGGAGGCGCTTAAAGGTAGTTGGAACATGCCCAAATGTTCAACTGTCGCTAGTATAAGGCATTTGATTCGGCTCATCATTAAATTGTTGGTCGGATTGGTTTTATTGCTGATCTGCTAGGCGCGTAAGTAAAGAGCCCCAGAGCGTAAGCCGAGGGGCTCGCGTGTTTCTGACCGAATATCTTAGGCTCATTAACAGGAATAGCAACGGGAGACACTCAAACAGGGGGAGGAGCTTTGGGGTGGTCTGCCGAAGGAGCCTCTCGAAAAAACGAACAAGGTACGCCAGCCAGATGTATGTATAAAAACATCTATTTTGAAGCACGCTGGCATAACGCGATTTATGGCGATACTGGCACGGTTCAAACTGCGTCATTACGAGCTTTCGCGCTGATTCGTTATGCGTAGCGGATAAGCATATATCCGCACAGTGCATTTACTCGTACCTCGGTAAGGTCGTTTTGATACAAGGACGATTCGCGAGATGCGTCTATGGTTACTCCGACAGGCGCACCCGGATCTGTCGAAACTGGAGCTGGAAGTTTCCACCTCGTGCCTCTCCAAAATTTCATTACTCCGCCTTCTATTGGGTCAGACGAACCGGGATAAAGACTTCCCTGAGAGCCTACGATATTCGGAAAGTAACTTTCTCAGGTTTGCTAGAATTCCTCCGTCCTCATCGGTTTTCGCATGGCCGTGACGGAATTGGACGGTTTCGCTCTGGTCACCCGCTCAATCTTTGAAGCAAAAACCAAAGCAAACGGCCCGGAAGTACCAATTCCGAGCCGCTCAAATGGAAGATTGTCATGCGATTAAAAACATCTTCTGCTCTGATTATATCAAAGGCACTTAAGCGGTGGTTACCTAAAGTGATCATCGCGCTAGTGCTGCTGATGTGGTCGCGGTAAGAGCGCCTGAGTAAAAGGCCCCGTTAGTTTTCGCTGGCGGGGCCTAGGTGTTTTGACCGAATATCTTGAGCAGTGGCCGAGGGTTTGACGATCAATTCGACATATCACAGTACGGCTTTCACGACCTTACTGGAGCAATGTTTATCTCTAGGACAGGGCCTAGAAAATTTGACCGTGATATGTATGAAAGTCATACATCCGGATCACTCGCTTGGACTTTCGATGCCTCGCGAAACTCTTCTCTCTTCGGAGCTTCGACAACCAACCAACCCGCCGCTTTACAGCTTTATTGCCTTATTCGCTATTGATACCGAATGAGGCAATGCATCCTAAGTGAGGCAGGCTGAACCGTTGTTACAGTGTCGGAATATACAGTAGAAACGAGATTCGCTAAAAACTTTACCGTCTCCCATGCGTAAGGGCGGCTCTCTCCGGCTTTCCTTACGATTTCGACGCCATAGTCGCATCCGTAACTTTGGAAAGCACCGTTAGGCTGAGGCTGGCCTTGTTCTCGCAGGTGCGAGATGTTTCCTGGAATATTCGGAAAGACCGAATATCGACGGTCAATCGCATATCGCGGGATACTTTGCGCCTAATCTCAGTGCTGAAGGAGCTTTTGGCACCAGTACACGCTGGACTTCTAGCATTTCTTTAGGTAGTGGGAATAATGCAGCAGTCATAAATTTTGACGCTTCGTTATCGAATCCGATTTTTGGCGCTTCAGACACAGTACAAACATCCTCAATGCGTGGACTGTGTTTAATACGAGCGTATCAGGCATAAGGATCGAACAGAGGCAGGTTGGTTTGTTCCGGACGCGCCATAAACGGCAGAGTTTCTAGAGGCATCAAACGTCCAAGCAAGCGATCCGCTTGTATTACTTTCGTACATTGCGCGGTCATATTTTCTAGGGCCTATTCTTGAAATAAACATTGCCCCAGTCAGATCATGGAAACCGTACTGAGATATGTCGAATTGATCGTCAAACCCTCGACCACTGCTCAAGATATTCGGTTAAAAGCGGATCAGCCAATAACCCATGAGAGCATCTGGTCGAACGGTATCGGCCCTTCCGAAAATTGCATTAACGGTCGAAGCGTTCAAAAAGAAGTCGTTAGAGCCTGTCGTCGTTCCCGTAGGCAGACCTCCATTTTTATTGCTAACCTTAATTTTGAACATCCCGTTCGTAATGAAGCTATTGAGCTGGCTGTCACCGTTATACGCAAGAGCTTGAAATCCGCCTTGAATATTCGGTTAGAAAGCCTTAATCAGATTCAGACCAAACAAGGCATTAACTTTAATCTCGGTTAGATTGTCCTGATACAAGGAAGACGATCTCGAAGCGTCAATGCACGGATCACACGGAATATTGTTCGCAGTTTCCTGGGCCACTTGCATTCTCGTTTGCGTAGGAGCGTAGTAATACAATGCATCTAAACCGCCAGCTTGTTCGCCAAAAGACGGCAAAAACGATAAACGGCCTTTTATATTCGGTTAAAAGCGGATCATCCAGTAGCCCATGAGAGCATCAGGCCGGACTGTATCCGAAGCGCCATAGATTGGATTTGACGCC